ATGAAGCTATAACAGAACAAGGGGTTGAATACGTAGAGTCAGATTTTGATACTCCACATCGTTTAGAAAATGCATACCCTAACTTAGATGTAAGTTTTGCAAAATTTATGGAAGAAGATTTAGAAGGACCATATATGTTTGAAGGAGAAACATATTTCTTTGACCGAAAAATGGGTTCTTGGTTTTCTGTAAGTGGAGAAGATTACGTTGATGAAGATATGAATAAACATCTTTCTCATAATTTTATCAAATCTGAATTAGTCAGAGTAAATTAAATACAATTTTTTTAAATAGGAGATTAAAATGGCCTTATGGGGAACGGATGGAGATGCATCCACTAATAAACCTAAATGGTGCCCAGATGACGCTAACAGTAAATACGATGTAACTACTGTTTTCGGTAATCAAAGTGGTTGGGTACGAAGAGCAGGAACTTCTGCTACTGGTAATGGTAATACAAGTGCAGACCCAGAAATTTTAGTAGCAATCGGTGGTCTTGCTGGTGCAACTGCATCAACTGGATTGAAACATCCAACAATGACTAAGTATAGAATACTCACATCAACTGCTCATGGAACAACAGGTAATATTACGTTTGAAATTTCTTATGATGAAAAAGTCAAGTATGAGGAAGGAAGTGCTGCAACCTTAGTGTTGACTGCTGGTTCTGGTACAAATGCAACTGCAACATTGACTCATATGGATGGTGTTGCACTCGCAGATGATCTAACTGGAAATACTTTAAGATTTACAGCGACAAGTAATGCAGCTACAACTTATGACCTTGCAGATGATGTTGCAATGGGAAATAGAACAGACCTTAAAGATGCTGTAACTGGAACCGCATTGGAATTAGCATCTGGTAAGTTTACAAGTGCAGTCAAAACTGCAATAGGTTATAGTCAGATAACTGTCGGTTCGTAACCTAAATAATTTTAATTGAGCGTCTGAAGAAATTCCTTTGGGGAGAAATTGGTTCTCCCCAATCTTCAGCGTAAATAATCCAAGGTGTTGAGTCCCAACATCTTTTGCCTTAGGAGATTCAGATGGCAGATAAGAAAATAACGGCGTTGACCTCATTGGGTACAGCTACAGCGAGAGAAGATTTACTTCACGTTATAGATGACCCAGGCACGTCACCCACAAACAAAAAAGTAACAATTGGTGAGTTTGCAAATGCACTTGCTGCTCCAGTAGTGGTAAGTGCTTCGGGTGCAACACTTACTGAAGCCGCAAATGCAGCTCGAGTAAATTTAGTTCCAAACGTTGCCGGTGATATTGTATATACATTACCTACTCCAATTGCAGGAATGCAATTTGAGTTCATCAATTCACAAGGTGCAACTGGTGGATTGACAGCAGCGGATGGACATGATGTTCAAATTGCAACAGCTGGTTCTTCAATCTTTTTTGCTGGTTCAATTATGCATCATGATACCAACGAAACTGGTCAAACTTCAGCGGTTGTTTATCCTAATGGTACTAACCATTTCAGATTGAACATTCTGTTGCCAGGTGCTTTCCATGTTTGGTTGTGGGGTGTATCAGCAACTGTTTGGGCAATAAGTGGTTTTGTTGCTAGTAACGATGCTCCAACATTTACATAATAGTAACTAGTTATATTTGGGGGGAGACAATCCCCCCTTTTTGATAATCATAATAATAAGGTGAAACAAAATGGAAATGGTTGAAACAGTAAAACAAAAACGTGAAAAGTTACTAGAACAATTCAACTCACTACAAGACAAAAGAGTTGAACTTGAAAAACAACTCAAGGTTGTTGACCAAGACATCCTAACGTTTAGAGGTGCAATTCTTGCTTGTAATGAGCTGATTGAAGAGAACGAACCAAAATCTAACGAACCAGAAATCGTTGATTTAGACAAAGAAAAAGATGGCGGATAAACTAATATCAGAGTTAAATGCTTTAACTACCATTGATGATGCAGATTTGATTCTTGCTTCTGATACTTCAGCGTCAGAAACCAAAAAGATTACATTTTTAAATTTTAGAAACAGTATCGCATCTGGCGGTGGAAATCTTACAGATATTGTTCAAGATTTGTCGCCTCAGTTGGGTGCAAACTTAGATGTAAATAGTAAGACAATTACATCTGCATCAAATGGTAATGTTGATATTGATCCCGATGGTACTGGTGATATTCTTCTAGGAAATAATACTCAAATCGATGGTGCAACTGATTATTTACTTTGGAACGCACCATATTCTGCTGAAGGTGATTTACCAAGTGCATCAACATATCATGGAATGTTCGCACACGTTCATGGAACTGGAAGATTCTATGGTTCTCATGCTGGTGGTTGGATCAAGTTGCGAGATGAAGCAACAACTCTAGTAAATGCAGATATTAGTGGTACTGCTGCAATCGCACAATCAAAACTTTCACTTTCAATCACGAACTCAGAAGTTAGTGGTACAGCTGCAATTGCATTATCAAAATTAGGTACAACAACCGCTGATAGAGCACTTATTACAAGTGGAACAGGTGCAATTGAAGTAAGTGCAATTACCTCTACAGAGTTAGGGTATCTTGATACTGTATCCAGTAATATACAAACTCAATTGGATGCAAAACAAGCATCTGATGCAGAACTTACCGCAATTGCAGGGTTGACTTCTGCTGCTGACAAGGGAATACAATTTACTGGTTCAGGTACAGCGGCAACATATGACTTGACCGCAGCTGGTAAAGCGCTTCTTGACGATGCAAATGCAGCGGCACAAAGGACGACTCTAGGACTAGGAACTGCAGCTGTTGCAGCTGGTCCATCTGGTGACATAGTAGGAACAACTGATACTCAATCACTTACAAACAAAACGATTACTACGATTGATGAAGGTGTAACTTTTACAAATCACACATCTGCACCAGGCACGACTACAAATAAACTTTATGCAAACAGCACATCACTCTATTTTGGAACTACAGATGTTCTTGCAACTGGTTCTGGGATGTCATCCTTTTCTGCAGCTGGTGATTCAGGAACCACACAGTCGATAACAAATGGAAATACACTTACAATCGCTGGTGGAACAGGACTAGATTCTGTAGCAAGTGCAACTGATACAATCACTTTGAATATTGATGCTACAGTTGCAACTCTGTCAGGTACACAGACACTTACAAATAAATCTTTAACTGCACCCACACTTACTGGTTCTTCAAGTGCAGCCGGTTCTATACTTTTCAGAGAGGATACAGATAACGGAACCAATGCAGTCACACTTATCGGTCCTGCAGCAACAGCAGATGTTACTGTAACTCTCCCTGCATCTACTGGAACAGTCGCTCTTACAAGTGACATTACTGTAACTGAAACCTCATCTGTTGCATTATCAAACAAGACACTTACAAGTCCAGTATTGAATGGAACATTGAGTGGTACTGCATTTTTAGATGAGGATAGTTTTAGTTCAAACTCTGCAACTGCTGTTGCCTCTCAACAATCCATCAAGGCTTATGTTGATGCAAATTCAGGTGGTGCATCAAGTTTGAATGGATTGTCTGATGCAACCATATCAAGTGCAAATGCTGGTCAGGTTTTACTACACGATGGAACAGATAGTTTTGACAATAAAGATATAGATTTTTTTGGGACTACTCTAAACTATACTGCAAAATTAGCACTTTTCATGGGTGGTCATATTTACACAGTTGCAAGTGTTGACGGAAGTTCTCATTACGTTTTCTCTGGTTATAACGCTGATGGAACAAATGCAAATGACCCATCTCTTTATGTCATAGCAGGTCATACTTATATTTTTGACTTAGCATATGCAAATGGTTCACACCCTTTTGCGATTAGGACAGGAGGAAGTGCAGCTGGAGCTGGAACGAACTTGTCATCCAGTAATGGTGGAAACAACCTTATACATATTAGTACAAATGGAACAGTAACAACTGGAACTTCTGCGAATGCTCAATCTTCTGGATATCTGATTTGGAAAGTACCGCATTTTGCTGCTAACCAACATGCTTCGACAGGAGATTATCATTATCAATGTACATCTCATGCAGCGATGTTCGGACAGATTTTTATAATGTCAGTATCAGCAAGTGGCGGGAGTTTTGCATAACTAAAGATTGATGAACTTATTTGATGATTTGAATGATGATAATTACATGATGTTTGCAATGAAATATTATGAAAATATTCAATGCACATCTGTAGATGAATTTAACGATGACTTGAACAAAATCAAGTATGTGAAAAGATTGTTCAATCGGTTTCTTGAAACTGGTGAACTGAAGACAAACTTGATACTCAATCATCTCATTGTAATCTACAATGTATTTGAGAATCAAGCAGCAACACGATTGTTGTTTTACAGTATAGAGAAAAAGTTTTATTCCATACTTAAACCTTTTCTCATTTTTTTAGACCGGCTTCCAGAAAGAATTACTGGAATCAACGGAGAAGATATTCTAACAAATCATATTCCTCTGAACGAATCAACAATCAAAGAACTTAGAAAGATTTATCCAAACAAATGAGTATCGTATCGACAATCGGAAATATCTATTTCGTCTACCAGTTCCTCAAGAAACTGGTAACACCCTTTGAAAAGACAAAGGCATTTGAGTTAGGAATCATAGATGAAAAAGGTAAGATTCTCAAAAGACGAAGAGATTTGAAAACCAAAGACGAAAAAGAAGCATATACTCTCTCCGATACACTCATTTGGAATATCAAAAAATTATTGGGTAAAGTTCCAGGCGGTCAATCACGAATCGCATCATACGCAGCTGCATTGTTCCTCATCAAAGAACAACATGGAGATTATAAGATCACTGATGAAGAGTTAGAGAATCAGTTCTTTGATAAGTTTGAACAGATGTACAATGATGATAAACTTTTATTTGATGAAAAGACATTACGTAAAGTTACAACTGTACTCAATGAAGAAACACCAACAACTGTTTCTGGTAATGTTGCTATGAGAGACATGAAACTTGGAAAACCACCAAAAGGTTTAGTGATGAAGAGATTTGGTGGAGTTGATGTTTTTGCAGTGGACCCAAACATTTATATGAAGTCACGTTTTGGTAAAAAGAAATTTGAAAGATATAAAAAATATGTTGGTGAAGATGAGGTTGGTGAATATATTCGTATGTTCGCAAGAAAGAATCCAAAAAAACCAATTATATTGATGGATACATCTACTGGATGTATGCAATTCCTCAGACATGGATTTAAAAGCGGATTTTAAAATGATGAAATTCAAAGAGTATTTAAAAATAGAGTCAGACGATTCTATCAACCAAGTTATGTCTGGTGAATGGATTTCTAAGTCACGAAGTTCATGGAAAGCAGTTGATGATGAAGACAATAAAATAGAAATTCATAATGATGGTCATGATCCAGAATTGCATGGGGAATCTTGGACAGTGCATGAGAATACATTTGCTCCCAAAGCGTTTGCACATTATTGCAAACAGTTTTTGGAGATTGTCAAACCAGTAGAATTGTCTTATGCCGGAACAAGAATCTATCCTACAACTTAAAGCAGAAATTCAGACATTAAAAATTAAAGATGAGTATCGCTCTAAGGAACTTGATGCTCTGATGTCTAAATTGGATGACACAACATCCAAGTTAAATTCTCTGTCCGAAAACATTGGTCGTTTATTAGCAGGACAAGAGTCACACAAGGCAAATGATAACGAAGTTCGTGACGAATTAAAGATAGTTCATTCTCGTATCGGTGACCTACATGATAAGATGAATATTATGTTAGATAAAACAGAAACGAGAGTGAGTGGTGACCTTGATGATATTTGGAAAAAGATTGATTCACTTGATCGTTGGAGATGGATTACAATTGGTGCAGCCACTTTGATTGCATGGTTACTTACACATATTATTCCCAAGTTAATACAAAATTGATTTGACTTTTTGAGTCGTTGTGTTATACTATATTTAAATCAGTAACACAACCTTTTCAGATGATGCAATGCCTTCTTATATTGATACAAAATACGTCAACCTAGTTTCTTCTCGTTTACCTCTCTTCAAACAAAAAACAACCAACCTTTACAACTTTCGTTGTCCGTTCTGTGGTGATTCGCAGAAAAAGAAAACGAAAGCTCGTGGATATCTCTATCAAAAGAGGACGGATCTTTTCTTTCACTGTCATAATTGTGGACAGAGTAACACGTTCACAAACTTTCTCAAACAGGTTGATGGTGAATTACACAAACAATATGTCCTTGAGAGATACAAAGAGGGGTTGACAGGCAAATCAACGACAACTCCCGATCCAGAGTTTAAACATAAGAAACCAGTTTTTTATCAGTCAATTGAACTTCCTAAGATAAGTGAACTTGATGATACGCATTATGCAAAACGATATATCGTCAATCGTGGGATACCACCAAGTTATCTTAATCGTCTTTACTTCACAGATGACTTCAAGGGATTCACTTACAAGTTGACTCAAAGACATTATGACTTGAATGAAAAAGAAGCACGAATCATCATTCCCTTTTTTAATGAAGACAAGAATTTGATTGCATTCCAAGGTCGTGCTTTTACGAATACTAAATTAAGATATATCACAATCAAAATTGATGAAGATGCACCAAAGATATTTGGACTTGATACTCTTGATATGACAAAACCTTTTTATGTAGTTGAAGGTCCAATAGATTCAATGTTTCTGCCAAATTGTATTGCCATGGCGGGTTCTGACATCAAAGTAAGTGCAATGGGAGATGTTTCCAGTGCAATGCAAGACGGAATAGGGACGATGGTGTTTGACAACGAACCAAGAAATTTAGAGATTATAAAAAGAATAGAAAGAGTGATTGATTATGGATGGAAGGTTTGTATCTGGCCAGATCATGTCAAACAGAAAGACATCAACGACATGGTGAATGCAGGGATTACTGAAATTTCAGAAATGATAAATAAATTCACTTACCAAGGATTACTCGCAAAAACACAACTCGCAATTTGGAGAAGGAAATGACGTTACAAGACCCAGCTGTATTACCCACACAATACCAACAATTTATTCACTTGTCAAGATACGCAAGGTGGGACTATGAAAATGAACGCCGTGAAACCTGGGCAGAAACAGTCAATCGTTATTTTAACTTTTTTCAAGAACATTTACAAGAACAATGCGACTACACTTTAGAGAACGGAGAACTGGAAGAGATGAAACAAGGAGTTCTTGCTCTTGATGTGATGCCATCTATGAGATGTTTGATGACTGCTGGTGAAGCACTCAAGAAAGAAAATGTTGCAGGGTATAATTGTTCTTACGTTAAAATAGATTCTCCAAGGTCATTTGATGAGATTCTTTACGTGTTGATGAATGGAACTGGTGTTGGATTCTCTGTAGAGGATGAATTCGTAAATCAAATGTCACCAATCGCAGAAGAGTTTCATCCAACTGATACAACTATTGTTGTTGCGGATTCCAAACTTGGATGGGCAAAAGCACTCAAAGAACTTTATAGTTTACTTTGGACAGGACAGGTTCCAAATTGGGATTTATCAAAGGTTCGTGCTGCAGGAAAACCTCTCAAGACATTTGGTGGTCGTGCATCTGGACCAGAACCATTAGATGATCTCTTTAATTTTTCAGTTAATATGTTTCGCAATGCAGCTGGACGAAAATTACGACCAGTTGAGTGCCATGATCTTGTTTGTAAGATTGCAGAAATCGTAGTGGTGGGTGGAGTTCGCAGAAGTGCTTTGATTTCTCTGTCAAATCTGAATGACGAAACGATGAGACACGCAAAGTCAGGTCAATGGTGGGAGTCACAACCACAAAGAGCGCTTGCAAACAATTCAGTTAATTATAAGGGAAAACCAGATATTGGAACATTCATGAGGGAATGGTTATCACTCTATGATTCCAAGTCAGGTGAAAGAGGAATCTATAATGGTGTTTCTGCCATGAAGCAAGTAGAAAGGATGAATACAGATGAGCAAGAAAGAAGACAACCAAGAGAAGATTTCGGAACTAACCCCTGCTCTGAAATCATTCTTAGAAGCAGAGAATTTTGCAACCTCTCAGAAGTCGTTATTCGTAGATGGGACACTGCTAAATCACTTCGCCAGAAAGTTAAGCTTGCGACAATCCTTGGCACTTTCCAATCCACTCTTACCAACTTCAAGTACCTCACAAAAGAGTGGAAACGAAACTGCGATGAAGAACGACTTCTTGGAGTTTCCCTCACAGGAATAATGGATAACCCGAAAACAAACGGACAGGAGGAAGGTCTTGAAAAGTTATTGGACGAACTACGAGAAGAAGCAATCAACACAAACAAAGAGTGGGCAGAAAAACTCGGAATCCCACAATCAGCGGCAATCACTTGCGTTAAACCTTCTGGTACAGTTAGTCAGCTTGTTGATTCTGCCTCTGGTATACATGCTCGTCATAATCCTTATTATATTAGAACAGTACGAGCGGATAACAAAGACCCACTCTGCAAAATGATGAAGGATGCAGGATTTCCAAACGAAGCAGATGTGATGAAACCAAAACACACAACTGTATTCTCTTTCCCTATGCAATCACCAGAAAATGCTGTTTGTAGACAAGACATGACTGCAATAGACCAGTTGAAACTATGGCTGACCTATCAAACTCATTGGTGTGAACATAAACCATCTGTCACCATTTCTGTCAAAGAGCATGAGTGGATGGAAGTTGGTTCTTGGGTTTGGGATAATTTTGACACAATCAGTGGTATTTCTTTTCTTCCTTTCAGCGAGCATACATACAGACAAGCACCTTACCAAGATTGCACTAAGGAAGAATACGAAGAAGCACTCAAAACAATTCCACAGGAAGTGGATTGGGCACTACTTTCAAACTACGAAGCACAGGATTATACAATTGGAGCACAAGAGTTAGCCTGTTCTTCTGGTGACGGAGGATGTGAAGTAGTGGACTTATAAGGAAGTTATGTTGATAGACGCTGATTTTGAATGTCCAAATTGTAATGCAGAATATACCATTTCATTTGAAGAGGGATTCGTTCCTGAACACTGTCCTTTCTGCGGCATTGTATATGAAGTAGAAGACGAGGATGAAATCTGACGAATATATTGCTGGAGTTGATTACTCACTAACTTCTCCAGCAGTATGTGTTGCAAAGGTGGTGAACGATGACATCACCTTTGAAAACTGCACCTTTCATTTTCTCAAACAAACCAAGTCACAAAAATCTTTTGATAAGATTTACTCTTACGACTACCCAGAATATGCAGATGACATTGAAAGATTTTCAGCACTATCTAGTTGGGTGCTTGAGAGGATACGATGGTTCAATGGTAGAGTACAAAAAGTTTTTCTTGAGGATTATGCATTCGGAGCCACAGGTAGAGTGTTTCACATCGCAGAGAACACAGGAATACTCAAGAAAACTTTGAGGTCATCTGGTTTTAGATATGACACGTTACCACCTACAGTTGTCAAGAAATTTGCTACTGGTAAAGGCAATGCAAACAAAGATTTGATGTACGAAACCTTTGTGTCCGAAACAAAGATTGACTTGCAAGAAAAACTATCACCTAAATCAAAACAGATTGGAAACCCTGTCTCTGATATTGTAGATTCATTTTACATTGCAAAAGCTGGTCTAAACCTCTTGAACAAGGATACATAACTATGATGACATGGACAAAGGTTCATTTGGAATCTATGAATATTTTGCAATTGAGAGAACTCAAGCGTCATGTGGATAGTGTTTTAGAAAAAAAGATACAACAATCTGAACGCATAAAAAAACTTGACAAAGACGAATAAAATTGTTATAGTATGACTGTAGTCATTAATGATTAAATAAAAAAACATATATGAGTCACTGGAATCACAGATTAGTTAAAGATGTTGAGAGTGGTCGGTTAGCGATACACGAAGTATATTACGATAACGATGGCACTCCAACTGGATACACCGAAAATCCTGTTGTTATAGATACCTTTCCAGACGATGAGGGTTGGTTTTCTGATGGTATTCCCGAATCACCTCAAGCTGCAATCTGGCAAGCAATAGAACAAATCACTGGTGACATTCGCAAAAATGATGATATAATTTACTCTACTGATTTTGAAAAGGGTGGACGTTACTACCAAGAAGATGGTCTGGATGCACTTGAAAAAATTGAAGCAATTGAAAAGATTGGAGAACCTGAATGAGTGGGATGATGAATTTTGATACCTCAAAAATTGAGGAAATGAAAAGAAAAAGAGAGGAAGGACTACCATACATTTCTGAAGATGTGGTAGAAGCATCAAAGAATGCAAAGGGTGGTAGTGAACTTATTTACGGAAGAGTCAAAGACAGGGTGCCTGAGGACTTATGGAACTACTTTCAAGTCATACTTTCCAGAGTTCGTGAACTAGAGGACAAACCAAGAATACTTTGGTTTCAGGACACTTCAAGAGATCCAGAAGTCCAGTTTCTCAAGAACAAAGAGTCAAGAGATAAGTTTGAGCGATTTGTGTTTCCATCTGATTGGTCACTTGAAAAATATCATCTTGATCTTGGTCTTGAATATGAAAAGAGTGTAGTTCTCAAGAATGCAATTGTTCCGATTCCTTCACATACAAAACCGAAAGAGGGACCAATAAGATTAGCGTACATCTCTACACCTCATCGTGGTCTTGATGTTCTAATAGGAGCCTTTCGTGCATTAAAACTAGAGAATGTAGAACTAGACATCTATTCCAGTTTCAAAATCTATGGTTGGGAAGAAAAAGATAAAGAGTTTGAAAAACTATATCAAGTATGTCAGGACACTCCAAACGTAAATTATCATGGGAGTGTATCTAACGAAGAAATTCGCACTGCACTTCAACAGACCCACATTCTCGCTTATCCGAATGTCTATCCAGAAACAGCATGTATTTCTGTGATAGAAGCGATGAGTGCAGGGTGTGTTGTTGTGTGTCCGAATCTTGCAGTCCTTCCAGAAACTTGTGCAAACTTTGCATGGATGTATGGTTTTGTCCAAGATAAGACAGAACACGCAAGGAAGTTTGCATACGTGTTGAAGGATGCAATTGACAATTTCTGGGAACCATCAGTTCAGGCTGGTCTTGGTTTTCAGAAACAATATTTTGATATGCACTACGACATTGAAACTACTGCCAAACAGTGGGAGATGATGTTGCAGACAATCAAAAATAACATTGAACGTTCCAAGGAGCAAAAATCGTAATGGCAAGAAAGAAAATCGTAGTTGAACGCAAACCCATGAAGGTAAAACGTACTCGTAAGATTACCGAAGAACAACGTGAGGCTCTTCGTCAACGCATGATTGAAATGCGAAAGAAACGTAAACCAGCAGAGTACAAGAATATAAGTAAGGTTGTCCTTGCACTTCCAGATGAAGATGAGTATTCTTTCAAGAATGTCAAAGAGTGGATAAAAGAATCAAAGGATTTAGTTTCTCAGTACAACAAACAAGCACGTAGTGCAAAAAACAGTCCACAAGATAGACAGATTGCATCTAACCTTGCAGATAACAAACGAGCATATATTCGTATGTGTGAACACTATCTCAAGACAGGTGATTGGATTGCAATGTACTCTGGAAAGAACGAGGAACACAAAGTCATTACAAAATGTGTTGCTATGGCATATTATCCAGATGGAACACCGAAAAGGTCAGTAGGGGTATTCTATCCAGACATCAACATGGTCTGGACCAAAGATATGGATGAAAGTGAGTTTGTGACTCAAGAAAATCGTGAATATATAAAGAACGAAACAGTTGCAATGACAGATAAACAATTTATAGGAGAAATGTGATGGCACTTAGTATTGCAGAGGTCTTGGAAGATGTTGCAAAGGCCAAGACAAGAGAAGAAAAACGAGAAGTCCTAAAGAAAAATGAATCTTGGTCTTTGAGAGCACTTCTTCAACAAAATTTTCATCCAGACGCTAAATGGTTGATTCCACCTGGCGCCCCACCTTATAATGCAAATCAGAATTCTGCTGATACTTCGTTACTTTATGAAGCGAAGAAGTTAGAGTATTACACAAACGGACAGAAAAATATTCCTATGTTGAAGAGGGAGGCAATGTTTGTGAATGTATTGGAACGATTGAGTCCAGATGAAGCGGAAATTCTCATTGCAATCAAGGACCAGAAGTTATCTTATAAGGGACTCACCTATAAACTTGTAAAAGACACATGGCCGGACTTACTCCCAGAACAGGAAGAGAAATCAACTACTTCAGTTACGGAAGAGAAAGAACCAAAAGCAGAAGTCGAAAACGCATAAATATAAGTACACTTTGGTTAAGATGGTTATATCAATTCAAATTCTTGATTGACTTAGAAACCGAACAAAGGAAACGCATGATTAAAGCGGTAAGATACTGTCTTACTCTTTTAACTGCACTTTTGATTCTTTCAACTCCTACGAACAGTAAAGTAAGCGATTCTTTATTCATAATAGAACCAGCAACTTTATCACTCAAACCCGATTATTTTAGCAACATTACTTACTCTAATGAAGAATTAGAGTGTCTTGCGCTAAACATCTACTTTGAGGCAGGAGTCGAAAGTACAGCAGGGAAGCTAGCGGTAGCAAATGTCACTATCAATAGAAAAAATTCAAGTGACTACCCAAACACGATATGCAGTGTGGTAAAAGAAGGTAAACACTATCATGATAAAAAAGTAGATAAAAAATATCCACTTAGAGACAGATGTCAATTTTCATGGTACTGTGATGGGCTAGTAGACAAACCAAAAAAGGGAAGAACTTGGAATACTTCTCTTGAAGTTGCAGAAATTGCACTCAAAAAACATTATGCTGATATTCTCATAGACATTACGGATGGTTCAACACACTATCACGCTAATTGGATGGAGAAATATCCCTCATGGGCATATACCAAGAAAAAGATGGCTACCATTGACAGACACATCTTTTATAAGTCAAAAAAATACCGATAAACAACAAAACTTGACAATATGAGTTCAATGATGTATACTATAATCATGAACTGATAGGAGATTGATATGAAAAAATTATTGTTATCGGTATTTGTTATGTGTGCGATGTGCGAGGCATCATGGTCAAAAACTGAAAGAATTTGTGTTGCACCAGCAGGATGTCCTATTGTGATGAATACTGGTGAGTGTCCAACTTGTATCGATAAACTCATATCTGAAATCAAAATAAAAATCAACAAAGTTGAAAGAAAGTCAGTAATTAAAAAAGTTAAGTGGAAATGTAACGTTGGGTCATGTAATGATTGGATTGATAGTAATGGAAATCTTATTGTAAAAAAGTGATATGAACGTATTTTATTTGCATTCTAGTCCAATAGAGGCTGCTCGTATGCACTGTGATAAACATTGTTGTAAAATGATTATTGAGTACGGACAACTATTGTCTACTGCTCATCGTGTTCTTGATGGCACTATGGAATGGGGTCAAACAAAAACTGGTAGAAAAGCAAAAAGATGGAGATTGCCAGATGATAGAGAACGAGAACTTTACCTTGCTTCACATATACAACATCCTAGTAATATATGGGTTCGCTCCTCTAGTGGGAATTACGATTGGTTGTATAATTGTTTCGTTACGTTATGTGCTGAGTTTCATAAACGATATGGTAAGATACACGAAACCGCAAGGAAGTTGACTTTTCCTCTCCAAATCCATCCTCAAAATATTTCAATATCAGATATGACAGAACCACCTCAATGTATGCCCGATGATGCTAAAACAGATTGTTCTCTAAGTGCATACCGCAACTACTATATAAAGTATAAACATGAGTTTGCGAAATGGAAAATGGGCAACATACCATCATGGTATTCTGACAACTTAGAGAAAGGTGAATATGCCCTATTATGATTATCATTGTACATCTTGTGGAAATGAGTTTGAGAAGAATATGCTCATTCGTGATCGTAAGAAACCTACTGAGGAACCTTGTTCAGAGTGTTCCGAAAGTACTGTAATTCAAAAACTTGCCACACCATATCAAGGTGACCCATGGCACTTCGCAGGAAAGAAGCCGGATGACGGATTCAAAGATCGTCTTAAAGAAATAAAGAAATCACACTATGGTTCAACTGTAAACACATGGTAACTTCTTAATCTTTAAGGCTCTATGGCGAAACGTAATCGTAAACTTCGCAATGAGTTGAATGAATTAGAACAATCAGAAAGAAACTTATACTTAATCAAAAGTAAGAACGACAATATCAGTAATCGTATGGATGGTCTTTCATTGAGAGAAATCCTGCCTAAAACTCAAGCACAGTCAGATACTTTTGATGCATATAATGAAAAATACAATCTATTATTGCATGGATGTGCTGGAACAGGGAAAACGTTTATTTCTCTGTATCTTGCATTGCGTGAAATTTCAGAAAAATCATCTCCTTATAAGTCAATAACTGTAGTAAGGTCTGCTGTGCCAACAAGAGATGTTGGTTTTCTCCCAGGCGCATTGCACCAAAAACTTGAAGTATATGAACTGCCGTATCGTTCAATCATCAATGAACTGTATGGAAGGGGTGACGCTTTTGAGGTTGTAAAGAAGAAAGAGAAGTTGAACTTTCTATCAACTTCTTATGTTCGTGGCGTTACTCTCAAGAGAACTATCGTCATTGTTGATGAATGTGAAAATCTAAATTTTCATGAACTTGATTCAATCATCACTCGTATAGGTGATCATTGTAAAATACTCTTTTGTGGTGACTTTAAACAGACAGATTTCAGAAACGAGCGAGAAAAACAAGGTATGCATAATTTCATGGAAATACTGTCATCAATGAAATCTTTTGATATTGTACAATTCACACAAGAAGATATTGTAAGAAGCAATATGGTACGTGAATATATAATTCAAAAGGATAATCTCAACTATTGACTCAAGGGCGGAGAGTCCCAATAAGATTCTCCGCATATTATTATGTTCAAAGAATTTATGTTATGTTCCCTGTGTTTTCTTTTACTTTTATTTTATGCAACTAAAGTTAATGGTCATCCCGATGGCGCTACTCCATTTTGGTATCCTTCAAGTTTTATCTATGGTTACATTAATGGGTGTGCGGAATCAGTTGAACAAGGACAGTTTTCTTTTACTGAAGAATTTTGGCCGGATGAGGTTCGTTCTATTTGTGGTTGTGTAGTTGATTCATTACGACATTCCTTAGAATATGAAAAAATGCTTGATAATAATTCTAAATCACAAGCAGCATCAATTGTATCTGCAACATTTCCAATTTGTATTACTGAAGAAAAATTGAAGAAAGAATACCAATGAAACAATTTAATTATGATCTCCTTGAAAATAAAAAACATCTTTTAGAACAGGACAATTCAGGAAGTGACAGAGTATATCATGGTCCAAACGGAACATACGCATCCGTGACTAATATGTTGTATTACATGGTGACAAAACCAGGCATTGATGCGTGGAAAGAGAGAATCGGAGAAGAAGAGGCAAAAAAGATTTCCACAAGAGCTGCAAGTCGTGGAACTCGTATTCACAACTCTATAGAAAAATATCTACGTGGTGATGATACTTATTTTGAGGATGTTCCTCAAGAGAATCGTGAACTGATTCAACTTGGACTGAAACAGATTGATGAACGAGTTGATAATATTCGTGGTATTGAACTTGGTATGTGGTCCGATTCACTTGGACTTGCTGGAACATCTGACCTAGTAGCAGATTACCAAGGTGAGTTGTCTATCATTGATTGGAAGACAGCTACTTACATAAAGAAAGAAGAAATCATGTTGTCTTACATTCTACAAGGAACCGCATACAGTAGAATGTTATATGAACTTTATGGAATGATTCCAAAGAATATTATTATTTGTTCTTTTATTCGGTTTGACCCAAAGAAACCAAATCCTTTTATGGATCAAGATATTTACATTGATTGGAGAGTTTACAATCCTTTGGATTACATTCGTAAATTAAAGTCAATCGTTGATGCTTTTCACTATCAACGAAAACAAAGAGAAATAAATAATTCTGATACTGTAGATATGCATGGATAGCAATTAAGACGCCGGTTCGATTCCGGCCATCTCCACCAAAATTACATGGACGGACAAGATATATTACTTTCATTTGTTATATTTGGAATAAGTGCTTTTATAATATGGGCACTTGGATTCGTGTTATTTTGATGGGGATGTTAAGGTATTCGATTAGTTGATTATGTCATGTAAGGAGGTATCCAGTTGAGCAACGACTGTGAAAGTGCAACTAAACATAATCGCAAATAACGCTGATTATATATCTGCATCGGAATATTACGCAATTGCTGCGTAACCGATAGCCGAGTACGAGGGTCACTTGGGAACAGAAGACCCTCACTTTTAATAAATTTAGGAACAATCATGGCTATATTTAAAAAGAAAAACGATAGTGATGATGGAACAATTGATTCAGTTGAAGAAATGGTAGAATATGAAGAAAAAAAATTATGGGAACAAAATCCAATGGAGGCGTTAAATCACAACAATGTTGAAAAACGCAAAAAAATGAATTGGTATGCTAGATTTGTTCTTTCTATTATCATAGTTACAACGTTCATTTTTTTGGTTTGGTTATTATTCTATGCTGAGTTACCCCAAGCATCAAGAGATTTGGTTAATATCATGGTTGGAGCCTATGTTGCGGTATTAGCAAAATCAACAGATTATTGGTTTAAGGATAAGGATGACCCAGAGCATAAAGAGAGTCAAGACCTTAAAGAAAAACCAGAATAAACTTGACACTTTCGTTAATAATGATATAATATGGTTATAAAATGAATATGGAACAGACATTAAACGTGTATACATCAAGTCAGTATAATGAAGAGGTTGAAGAATTGGTTGAGAGAACAGGTATGAAGTATCTCGATGCCATTCTTCACCATGCTGACGAAAACAAACTGGAATCGGAAACGATTGCAAAGTTGATAAACGCAAACTTAAAAATGAAACTTCGTGAAGAAGCGGAACAATTGCACTTTTTACCGAAAACAGCAAAACTCCCTATATGATTCCAAAGGTGACTCCCTTTGAAGTATATCAAAAGTATTTGTCGTTGAAACAACATTTCAACAAGGTTGACTACGATTACTTCAAGTTCAAGGGTAAAGTAAGAGCGAATGCAAGTTCGTTTGAAAACAGAAAGGACAAGCATCATTTTGTCCGTCTTTCAAAAATTTATAAAGAAGAAGACCTCACTAAATTTTTTGTCTCTAATTTCGTTAAGTCAAGCGACCTTTGGATTGGTAATCTTACAAGTCCAGAGGGCAGAGAAAATTATATCTCATGGAAGTCAAAGATTCAGAGCCTTCCATATGTTTTCGAGAATGAGGTTGATGAGATTCTTGATGATTGTTATGATTTTAATACACTTTTTGATTGTGTGGATGGTCAACATCCACCTGTGCTTCGCTCGGTATTTGGCGGAGATTTGTCGATTGAGTCCTTCATTATCATGGACTCGATTCTTAGGTTCTCTTCGATTTTTAATGAAAAGATAGAAGAGTCGGTCATGTGGCCGAACCTATATAGTATGTGTATTAAGTATGCGCCATTCTTGGTTGTGAATAAGCAGAAATATGTAGACATACTGAAGAAACAAGTAGAATTACATTATGAATAATGTGAATAATCAGAAACACGTAGTAATAAGGAGATCAAATGTCATTTGCTACACTCAAAAAGAACAGTAAAAACAGCCTTCAAAAACTTCAGTCAGAAGTTGAGAAGATCAACAATCCCCAAAACAATCAGAAGAACTTCGGTGACGATGATCGGTTCTGGAAAGCAGAACTCGATAAATCTGGAAACGGATATGCGGTCATTCGTTTTCTGCCGGACCAACACAATGAAGACATGGCATTTGTCCGTGTTTTCAATCATGGATTTCAAGGTCCAGGCGGTTGGTACATCGAAAACTCTCTGACAACTCTTGGTCAGAAAGACCCATTAGCGGAGTATAACTCCACTCTTTGGAACTCTGGTGTTGAAGCGAACAAGGAGATTGCTCGCAAACAAAAACGTAGGTTAACCTACTTCTCAAACATCTATGTCGTTGAGGATAAGGCAAATCCTCAGAATGAAGGTAAGGTTTTCATGTTTCGTTACGGAAAGAAAATCTTTGACAAGATTAGTTCGATGGCAAATCCTGAGTTTGAGGATGAGTCACCAGTAGATGTATTCAATCTCTGGGAAGGTGCGAACTTCAAGTTGAAGATTCGTAAGGTTGACGGATACTCTAACTATGACAAGTCGGAGTTTATAACTGCGGCTCCTCTCTTTGATGATGATTCAAAGTTGGAGAACGTTTATACTCAAACTCACTCTCTTCAGGAGTTTTTGGACCCAAAGAACTTCAAGTCCTACGATGAGTTGAAAACTCGTTTGGATGTGGTTCTTGGTAATACTCCATCTCCTGCGATGTCAGCGCCAACTTCCGTAGATTCATCGGAAGTTCCGTTTGACGGAGGAACACCAATGGAGACATCTTCTTCTTATCGTGAGGAAGAGGTTTCTGATGATGAAAATCTTGATTATTTCAAGAAACTCGCCGAAGCGTAATCATCTCATATTAACTTTGTCTCTCCCCTCACCAACTAAGGCTGGACCTCTGGTCTGGGGAGCGGCAACGTTTGTCTGATTGATAATGGTAGGTTGTTGACTGTTATCAATTACAACTGGAGCAGCAGAACCTGTCATCCCACCCATTGTTCTATCCATTTGTAATCCATTGATCACTGCACCAGATTGAGGTAGGTAAGATGCAACAAAGTTATCAATTCTATCAGAAGATGGTCGGTCAAACACAATTTCACCAGAGTGAAGTTTATACAGACCTGTTTCTGATATTCTACCCCCTGTTTGTCTTGAACCTTTAATTATTCCTGCTTTTCTTAATTCCAATTCTTGAATCTTTTCTGCATCTTCTTCTCGACCTTTACCTTCTCTACCAAAATAAACATTCTCACCACCCTCTGAACGTGATATTCTGTCTAGTGCTCCTTTGATTGCAGTTTCAATTTCTTCTAATTCTTTTTCTTGTGATTGTTCGGTAAGACCTGTAGCATCTAATGCTTTTCTTAAAAGACCACCCTCTGGAGCTATTGTTGCTAATATTGCATCTGTATCGATTGAAAAAATTTCACTAAAAAAGTTTTTGATTTTAGTTGTAAAGTTATCAATACTCTCTTTGAAGAAGTTCTTAATGTTTGTTCCAATATCACTAAAAAACTTACCGATATCATCACCTAGATTTTTCAGTGTTGTTTTTGGGTCTATGATTAAATCTAATAGAAAATTTGCAACACTTAAAATACCATCTATGACTTTTCCTATACCATCTCCGATCAAGGTTACTACAGACATTAATGTATTTTTACCACCAGCATCTTCAAATGCATCTGCTAGAAGTGCAGTTATTTTATCGTATACTTGTCCAATTTTAGTCACAAAATCATCAAACTTTTTTTTAATACCATCAAAGTTTTTCATAAAACCCTCACCAAATGCATCTGAAATGTCTTTGACAAAATCAATGATACTTATAATGGTATCTTTGACTGCTGTGAATGTTGCAGTTTCAAATTTTTGTTTATCTGCTTCCGAAACTTGCATTGACTCTGGAACAAATGCATTGTAAATATCAACTGCTCCAGATACAATCTTTGAGAACACGTTTGCAACACCTTTTGCTATATCTTCTTTCAATTTGTCAAACTCTGCATCTGTCAACATAAAAGATGCAACACCTACTCCTGCAAAGAGTGCTGCGATAGCACCTAAACCTGTTACCAATGCAGCTGTACTTGTTAATGCAGCTCCTAGTGTACCCAAAAAAGCAAAAGGTTTGAGTAAAAAAGCACCAAACTTTAAAAAGAGTTTTCCAACAGAGCCAAGCGCAGAAAAAAGTCCTTTAATCATTTTGATAGGAAAACCAACAATACCAGACAACATTTTTTTGAGAAACCCACCTTTTTTTGAATCTTCTCCACTATCACCAGAAGAACCATCACTTTCTATTGCGTTAATTAATTCTTCATGTTGTCTATCACTTTCTCTCTCTTCCTCATCTTGTGTTTCCTGTGAGGGTAATCTTTGAAGTGCCTCTACGATAGAATCTGTTTGAGTTTTAATACGCAAAGTTGCATTACCACTTTGTCGCCATACTCCTGAACCAGAGAAAGTTTGTTTTCTGACTAATGATGCGATACCATCCGCCATTTGTTGTTGAAGTGCATTTGCCATGTCTTAACCGCTTTGTTGTTGCTTTATTCTTTCGTTTTCTTCTTTAACCCAATTGGTCAGAAGTGTTACGTATATTTCTCTTTCGTAGGGCATCATATCCTCTAGTTCGGTCAAACTCCACTTATGATGTTGAATCATGGCAAAATTCGTGAGATAATAATTCTCAAGAGAGTTGTGACTCAGGCCTACCCGAAAAAAGAGTCAAGTCCTTGTAAAGTTGTTTCCTTTTCTTCTCCACACTTCTCACATTTGTAATTGATAGTGTGTTCTAATTTAGGCATAGTATCAAAAAACTCTTTGATTTTTGCAAATTGTTTTGTGTCCATGCTGTCTATGAATTCGTCCAGTTCTTTTGTAGTAAAAGAATCACGTTCATGCGTTTCCTCTTCAGTAAAAATCATTTCAATGCAATCCTTAACGATTGCCATACCATCTTCTTCTGTAATACCAACTGTCTTTATAACAGGGTAAGACATCATCACACCTACTTCATCAGATATCATAATTTTTCGAGTATGTCCCTCTGATCTTGTTACCTCAATCTCATCCATGTTGATTGAAATTTGATTGATCCCACCGCATTCTGTGTCGGTGCATTTTAATCCAATCTCTGAAATCTCTCCTATTGACTTTGAACGTAGTTTGAGAAAGAGATATTCAATGTCAAATAATGGTAATCTTTCTACGTCTATTTTACCTTGAACACAATTTTTAAGTATTGTCTTGATTGCATTCATTAACGCTGTTTGACTTCCGTCTTCCATCGCTGTGAGTAAAACTTTTTCTTCCTTTACTAAAAATGGTCTAAACTTTATAACCTTATTGGTTGATGGTAAAATCGCTTCATAAACTGGTGTATTCAGTTTTGGTAATGACATGATCTAATCCTTTCATATTATTATGGTCCACTTGGACTTGTAAATGCTGGTTGTGATGATGATGGTTTTATATCATCTGTTTCAAAATATGCGTATTGCATTTCAGCGTTTACACGTAATGTTGTATTTTGCGTTGAATGATTTAATTGAATTGATTGTATACTCTTGGGATAAACCTCTCTGTAAGTTATAGTAAATGCCTTCGTCACTCCGTCTGGTTTAAGTGATGTGACATTGAGTGAGCAGTTTTTTGCATAAGTATCATAATATGCAACATCAAATCCGTTTGTCGAATCTACAATCAAATTATTCCATTGGTCCAATATTCTTTTTTCTTTAAAATCACCAGTGCAAATGAATGTTAGATTTAATGGATTGTAAGCTGGTGCATTGTATGCTATTTCTCTACGAATACCATATTCAAGATTCATTATAGATTGAACACTACGTCCTGCTATGTCAACTTGTTCGCACATGAAATCAAGTTGACGATCTGTAGGTCCAACTGGAATGCCATCGAATCTTACTTTAAACTTATTTGGAGATGCAAGACCAAAGGTGGCTAGTTTACCTGCAAATTCTGTGATTGTGAATCCTGTCATTATCCAAACTTTCTTTTACTATCAGACCAAACTGATGTTTTTGATGCTTTTCTAAAACGTTCTAATGGAAGGAAGATCGCAATCTCTTGTTCGTTTTCCTCTATCGGAATCACTTTTCTCATGATCTGGTCAAATCGATATTTCTTGACAGTCGGTGCAACTTGCGGAATCTTTGAAATCTTCTTCCAGTTTATTATTCCTCTTCCAACTTTCGCATTTACTCTGTCTAACAAAATAGCACGAAACTTGGGTGGCAGATAATGAAAGTTAAGACCAGTAAAAGTATCTTGATCCGCTCCAATCAACATAATCATTGGAAACATATCATAAAATGGTAACTCGTTTCTATACTTGGGGTTATAGTAATAACAATATATGTCACCCAAACTTGCTCTTCGTCTTAACACATTCGGATTAATCTTTTCTTCCGCTTCACGATAGAACTTAGCTGCATTTGTTGAGGTGAACTTATTTCTCAGTTCTCCTTTCAACCCTCTAATTTTGTCACGAAACCATTGTGCTGACCTTCGTGTTTCTTGTCCGATTTTACCAGTTCGGATAGTATCGGTCAACTTATCCAATAAATCTGCCATAGTACAATTATTTATCTGGGACTAACTGTTTTTCTGTGAGAATCTGAAAACTCCAACCCTTTTTCTCGCATACTTTGGTTGCAGCTTTCCACTTTGCTTCATTCACTAACCAAGTTTGAACTGACTTTATATATCTTCGTTTCTTCTTGAGTTCTAGGTTCTCAACAACAAGTTTCTTTGGTGGTCGAGATTGTGTGAGTGGTTTGACTTCTATGAGAAACCAACCTTTTGGTGTTTGGATGAGAAAGTCGGGAAAGTAACGATGTTGTTTGTTGTCAATAGGTGAGATGTAAGGAATAACAACCTCTTCACTACTCCACTTATAACATTTATCGTTGGAATCACACCATTCCATGAATCTTCTTTCCATTAAACTACGATAAATAATATTAGTCGGATTTCCCAAATACTTGTTGGGATTCTTAATTTTATATTTACCTTTATATCGCTTTCTCATGGCAGAGTATTATCAATATCCAGAAACATTAAAATCAACAGAAGAAGCTGGTCAACACTATTTATTGATTGATTCTTATGAGTCAAAAAATGCAATAACCACTGGAAATAAAATTTCTTCTATTGCATTATACGTTCCACCTAATTCATTGCAATACTCACATGGTGCTAATTATGAGGGATTGGATCAAGGAGCATTGTTTGGTGCAGCTGGAGCAAAAGTAAGAGAAGTTGTTGAAGGAGGTGGTGGAATTAAAGGAATTGTCGCTGCAGCAATCGGTGGTGGAAGTCAGGAGGCTGCAAGAGCGAGAGGTATTGTGTCAGCGGTCAGTATTGCAAATAAACTTCCAGGCGTGGGAGGAAATGCTTCTGCTGTTTTAAGTGCTACAGCTGGACTTGCAGTAAACAACCATATGGCACTTGTTTATCGAGGACCAAACTCGTTTCGATCTCATACATTCAATTTTTCATTCTTTCCAAAAAATTCAAGAGAGTCAGATGCAGTCCAAAATATTATAAAGGACTTCAAGAATGGTATGTTGCCAAGGTATACTGGTGCAGGAAAATCAAATGGAAGGTTGTCATCACCATTCTTTAAAATGCCTCGACACTATAGGTTGGAAATTTTAAATTTGACTACTGGTCCAAACTCTTACTTAAATGATGAGATGTTTCCAAGAAACAGTAAAGGAGACAAAATCAATCATGTTATAACAAACATGACTGTCAATCATGACCCAAATGGAGTCGTATCATTTCATTCAAATGGCGCTCCAGTTCAAACTAATCTATCACTTACGTTTCAAGAAACAGAGTTTATCACAAGTAAAGATGCTGTTGATGATAGATATGAAAGTGCGATAAGTCAAAACATAACAAGACAAGCACAAACACTTAGTTTACAAGAACAAGCGGATGCATTTGCTCCACAAAGTGCAGCACAAGCGCTTGAAAGAGTAAGACAGGGTAGAGGTTTTTAATGGCAAATTATTTTAGAAACATACCAAACGTTCAATATGACATAAACGGAACTGAACCAAATCAGTTTACGACTGTTACGAACATAATGAAACGTGTTCGTTTCAAACCTTCTGTCATAGAGAACATCACTGATTATTATCCTTACTATGTCAAAGAAGGTGAACGACCAGACATTGTGTCTTTTCAAAAATACGGAACAGTTGCGTATGCGTATTTGATTCTTCTCTTGAATAATATTGTTGATCCTTTGTTTGACTGGCCTCTTCCGTCAAGACAGTTTGAAAATTACATCATCGAACAATATGGTAGTATTGCAACCGCACAGGCGACAAATAAGTATTACTATCAGATAGTTCGTGCAGAGGTTGCAAGGACAGGAACAAGTGAAAGAGTGCCAGAGTATAAAATCATAGTAGATCAAACAACTTACAATTCACTTGATGCTTCTGTGAGGTCTGCACAAAACGTTTACGACTATGAGGTTGAATTGAATGACAACAAAAGAAATATCAATATCATAAATCCAGATTTCATACAAGACATAGATTATGAAGTAAAGAAAACACTTTTATCATAATTGATTGATCATGGCAGAAACCAACGTTGATTCCAAAGCAAAAAGTCCAGATTATGCAGCTCCTAATTTTGATGGAGATTTTCGTCTTCTTGAATTATCTCTTCATTCACCAAATAATGTTGATGTAGTGCAACTTAACTCTTCATCTGTATTTCAACAGATGGAGATTTTTGAGGACTTATTTTCAAACGTTCTACGTGGAACTTTGACAATTCTTGATTCTCAAGGACTTGCAGAGTTGTTTCCGTTTATTGGCGAGGAAACACTTATCATGACGTTCTTCACTCCAGGCGGTGAAGGGACATCCCTTGAACAAAACAGAACATCACAAACTAGTATCGAGGAAACATCTCGACAACGTTTCAAGGTTTATGACATTGTAGAAGCTGGTACAAAGGAACGAACAAAAATCTATAAACTATTTTTTGTAAGTGAAGAGTATGTTTTCAACATGAAGAAGAAAGTCAGTAAAGGATATAAGGGTAGAGAATATTCCTTCATCGTTGAAGATTTGATGAAAAAGATTAATGAAAACGTCAAAGAGGATTTTCGTAAAAAGGTTTTCATAGAAAAAACTTTGTCAATGCAAAATGTGATTGTACCAAACTGGACTCCATTTCAAGCAATTAACTTTTGCGCTTCACGTTCTTTATCATCAGACATTGAACCTACTGAACAAAAAGATACAACTGCACCGCCTCCACCAAGACCAGTTGGTTCTTTGTTTGTCTTCTATGAAAAATTAGGAGCAGGATTTTTCTACGAATCCATAGAAAGTTTGATTGTCAAACAGAAAATGGCTGGTGACTTACCACTTTATCAATATGCACCAAAACTCGCAGAGAGTAAAAGTGGAGAACTAGCAGTAGGGTTTTTTCACGTAGAACAATTTGAGGTAGACACATCTTTTAAGACACTTGAGAACTTGGGTTATGGTTTGTTCGCTTCAAAATTGATTGCATATGATCCACTTCGCATGAAATATGATACTATCAAATATGATTATTATCAAAAGAAAAGTAATCAATCAATAAAGGTTGACGATGATACTGGTGTGGAAGAAATAAAAGAAGAACCAGAAAATTTGACAGATGATTCTAATAGGGTGTTTGGTGACTTCATAGCAACAGATATAAATCCTATAGACAAAAAACCTAATAAGTTAATAAGTTCAGAATCAGAATTTTTAGGTTCAAACGACACAAGTATAAAGTTATCAACCACTACTAAAAATCATGGTGAGTTGTTTTTACCATCTGCAAATGGTTCTTCAATAGGTGTTAAGAGTGACACGTTTAAAGATCCTGAATCAAAACAAAACAATGTTGAAAACTGGTTATTACAAAGAGAAGCTCAGGTTCAAGAGTTTGGTAGTATAGTTGTTAAATTTACTGTGCCTGGTAATACGTCAAAACACGTAGGGGATTTAATTCGTTTTGAAATGCCGACAAGTATTCCAGAAGACGACCCAAATATTAATTCATTAGAAATAGGACATCAACTTTACAGTGGCAATTACTTGATATCAAAAATAAGACACGTTATTACAGTTGATAGTTATGATATGGATATGGAGATTATTAAGAATTCATTTGCAAAAAGAATCGGTGGACAGATAACAGAGGTTCAAAATGCAAACTGAATATTTTCAAGGTAAAGACGGATATATTTGGTGGCATGGAGTCGTAGAGGACCGCAAAGATCCACTCTTTCTTGGTCGTTGTCGTGTTCGTATTTTAGGGTGGCACACCGAAAACAAATCAGAATTACCAACAAGTATGTTACCATGGGCTCAGGTTTTGATGCCTATCACTTCTGCAAGTCAAACTGGTGTAGGTCATGCACCAGTTGGACCTGTGGAGGGAACGTGGGTCATGGGGTTTTATCGTGATGGAGAACTCGCACAAGAACCTGTGATGATTGGGACACTTCCAGGCATTCCAGAAAGATTTGCAAGACAAAATACTGGTTTCTATGATTCCAGATTAGACACACCAAGTGTAAACAAAAATGCTGTTACCACATCTGGTGATGCTAAAATAACAGGGACCAAACTTAATTTACAATCATTTCCTTATCCACCAAAATCAGTTGAATACAAGGCAGGACAGGAAGCGATTGTCACTCCCTACACTCATGATGAACGTATTGCACTTCAATCTAAATCTCTGTATCCAAGAGAAGTCAATAGACCAACGACTCCAATTTATGCAAGAGGTAAAGAAGATTCAACGACAAAAGTTATTGAAGGAACTGGAACCACTAATAAAACGGATACTAAATCAGTTTCTTCTGGTGTGTCTTCAATCATTGCAAATAAAAATCGAAATTTGTTGTCTCAAACATTGACGATTTCATTTACACCAAATGAAGTAATAACTAAAACTACGATAAACAATGCAAAATATTTCGATGATACTGATTCATTTTCAGCGACAAATGACATTAAGGATATAAATCAACCACCTTCTGCATATGATGCTGAATACCCATTTAATCATGTTTATGAATCAGAGAGTGGACATCTTTTAGAGGTTGATGATACTCCTTCCAAAGAGAGATTGCATTGGTATCATCGTTCTGGTTCTTTTACTGAATTTTCACCAGCTGGAAATCGTATAGACAGAACAGTAAGTCATCGTTACAACATGACCACTGGAAATCAAGAAACAATTATTCAAGGTGATGAAATTAAAGGTGTTGCACAAGATGGATTTTTAGATGTTGGTGGTAAATTGACCATGGCTTCTGGTAAAGACATGAAGTTGATTTCTGAGTCAGGAAATGTTATTGTGGATGCACCTACTTTGAATACCATTATATCTGGAAAAAATGTTCTCGTTGCTGCAACTGATACACTTGTTTTAAAAGGTGGAACTAAAGTTATTCGTGATGATGACTCTGCTGTTGATGTAGTAAAGGGTGATTATCAAATGCAAGCACAAGGAGGATATGAAGTAAATTCTGGTAAAATATCATTGGGTTCTTTGGGTGCAACAAGTATTTCTTCTTTTGGTCCTTTGACTCAAGTGGTCACTGGAAATTCTGAAGAAACAATTGCGAACTCTGACATCATTTTTGGAAACTTAAATGCAAAGTTAATTAAGGCATTATTAGGTAAAATAGTTTTAGAATGTACGGAACCATTTGCTACAGGTGGTATAGATTTAAATATGGGTCCATTTGGCACAATTGCATCTATTAAAATGTTACCAGGCGGATTAATAACAGTGACTTCATCCCTTGGAACTGTAAATGTTACTGGAACATCGGGAGTATCTATGACATCCGCTGGTCCTGCATCTGTAGTCGGAACAGCTGCAACATCAGTAGGATCAAGTGGAACTGCTTTGACATCGGTAAACGGAGCATTTATCACAGTCGGTGGTTCAAGTTCTCCTGCATTACTTGCAAAAGATTTTTTAAAACTATTCGCAGAACATAATCATCCAAGTTCAGTTGGACCAACTGGACCATTATCTCCACAATTTGCGAGTAAATTAATTCAAACAATGTCAAAGAAAGTATTTTTATCATAGGAAAATATGCCCTTAATACTACCAACATTGCAAGCAGATTTGATCAATATATACGAGAAGGGTCCAACAGGAAATCCATCACCACAACTTGTGGGAGTTCAAACTGCACAAGCATATAATACTTATTGTTCTACGATTATGAATATGGGAGGGGGTGCGTTTTCTGGAATGCCTGGTGTTAGTGCATTAGGTTCTGAGTTAGGAAATATTTTATCTGCCGTGAGTCCAGCTGGTGCATTGACCGCACAGAAAATGGCAAAAGCATTCAACGATTGTCTGTCAACTTTACTATCAGTTTTTCAGACGACAATCGTAACAGCGCCTGGTTTTGCAGCTTTGATTCCAGAATTGATTGACCTTTTTAGTTCACCAAAACCATCTTCAACACTTTTTGCGACAAAGTTTGGAACAGCGTTAAATAACTTTACAAGTTCTGCAATCATTATTGGAGTGGTTCCTGGCACTCCACCAGTTCCTTTTTCTGGACCACCAAGTTAACTGAGAAAAAATGGATATAGAAGAGAAAAAAATACAAGTCCAAGAAGACATTGCAAGACAACCAGCAAATGTTGTTTTTGCTCGTATTGACATTGTAAATGAAATTCAACTTGCAGATTTAATGAAAGCAGAGTTTACTCCTTTTTTTCGACAAGCTGCAAATACTTCTCATTCAAATACTGATACTTTACACGCAGTTTGTGTCAATCTTGCAAAACAACGAGCACTTTTACAAGGTGCGCTTGCAAGTGACGTAATATTCTTCAACATACATTCGACTACAAACAATTCAAATGTATTACCATACACAACAAATAGTGACCTGACATTTCCAACTCTCGAAGATGCATCCTTTAGTAATAAGACATCATTGCCATTTACAGTATTGCACGATCTAAACGCAGATGGTGGAACTGTTACACTTTCGTCAACTTCAAATGCAAATACTTCTATTACAAATGATGAGGGTGAACCAGTTAAGTTTTTTACTGACTTCTCAAAATATTTTTTGACTCGTAGTCGTGCAAATGGAGAGTTGATTACAATTGACGAAAACAATGCTCCATACACAACTCCAACAGTTGCAGAACCATTTGTGCCTGCAAACACAATTAATGGAGAGACATTTGTAGGCACTGCATCTGATCCCACGGCTAATTCAGATGTAAGACATGAATTTTCTTTGACTGTAAACACAACAGCAGTAGGATTCGCTGGTGCAAATAATGATATCACAGAAAACAAATTTCAAGGAAATACTTTTGTTACTTTAGCACTTTCAAATGCAACTGGTACTTTTTCAGTCGATCAAACAATAACAGATTTTGATGGTAATACTGCAACTATCAAAATTGCATCCAACACAACATCAGTTCTACTAGAATCGGGAGATGTAAAAGGGACGTTCCAATCGGGTGAAATACTTACTGATGGAAGCACCAATGCATCGATATCAACTATAGAAACTGCAAATACTTCCGCTTCACTCACTTTAACAGGAAACACGTTTTTAACAGGTTCTAATACAAGTTTAGAACTTGGTTTCACAGTTGCAAATACCATCACACTTGATGAAAATACTGTAGTAAGAACAGGATCAAAAGTTGTCGTAACTGCAAATAATCACGGAGTTTCGCCTGGTGAATATATCGTACTTAAAGGTGCAACTGATGATTTTAGCGAGTTCAATGACACATTCATTGTTCAAGACGTAACACAGAATACTCTATCTTTTACCACGACAAATGCAATATCTGCAACACCAACTGGTGATTTTAGTATAGTTAAAAATGTTGTATTTGGAAGAACCAGTAATGCATCTGCAGCAATAACATCAAGAACAGTAAACGCAAGTGCAAATATTGTTTTTCAATCTGATGATTTAAGTGCAGGATTTCCGATAGGAAACACGATCACAAGTCCAACGGCAAGTGGAGTGATTGACAGTAGAACAATCGGTGGTGCTTGGTATCAAGTAAAGACAAATGAAGTAAAAACATACTTTGCGGCTTCTGACTCTGGAACTTGGGATTTTGATGCAGCAAACAATCCACAAGGTATTGAATCGTCTGCAAACACTGGTGAGTTTTGGTTAAAGAACAATGAGATGGTAAGAATCAATCAACTCGTAGCAGGAACGAATGCAGGAACATCAACTGAAACTGTACCAAAGATGGTTTTAGATATTTCACTTGCAACATCATCTGATAAGTCAGGAGGATATGACTCTACGATTGATACACAAGTGCCTGGAGTGTATTTTGCATATCCTCTTAAAACTTACGAGGATCAAGTTCACGATGGAGTAACAACTTTGGAGGCATTTGATAATTTTGCAAATGTTGTCATTGCACCAGAAGGATTGGATATAAACTTTAATTGGAAACCCCTTGCAAATAGTTCTGGTGTTGCGACTAACTCAACTCATATCAACGCAGATGGTTCAGTTACAAACTCTTCTTTTAACCCAGAAGAAGTTACGACACTGAATAAAACAAACTTTGAGGCACATCTTGCAAATTATACAACATCTACTACAAATGATGTGTTTCTTTCTGCCGATCCAAGTGTAAAGTCAAGTGGTGCAAAAGATGGAACAAATCAATTTCTTAGTGTAAATGCAAATCCTTTTTTTCCTGCTGTAAATGGAACACATAAAAGAGCAAAAGTAACAACTGGTCCAAGTGGAACAGGCACTACAGTATTTGAAGCGAATACCGCAAATGACTTAACAGGAACTCAGCCTGGTGGATTAACTGCAAATGACATTTATGCCGGAGCATTTACAGAAGTTCAATCTGGTGCTACTTTACCTTCAGGAAATAATAGATATCGTATTTGGAATGATATAAAATGGAGTTATGGCACGAATCCACACGGAACTGGTGCATCAGAAACAAGAGCATATAATACACCAAGTAATGATGCATTTTTAGAAGTTTATGATGGTGAGATAGATACTGAATTAGCCGCTGTTCAATCACAAGCGACTGTTACCGCAGGGTCGATGAGCACTTCTACAGAGGATAGAGATTTACCAGAAAGTGATCAAGCATTAACTATATCAGCAGGAACTTATACTGTTTCTTCAGTCAGTGGTGGTATGTTTGTACGAACAGTGCATACAGTAGCGGCTAGTGGTACTGGTTTTTCTGATACTGCTGGAAGTCCAACTAATCATGTCAATGTTTATAATAGAGTTCAATTTCTGATCAACAAAATCAAATCAACTAACATAGGTGGAACTTCTGGTAACTTTACTGTAAATGATATGGAGACAAATTTTGGACTATTGTATCAACTATTGAAGGACTTAGAAGCATCACATGGTAAAGATTATGAAGATCCAGTAGAACCAAGTACATCTGGATATGCAATTGGTCAAAGTGACGCTAGTTTTAAACAAGAAACTGAAGATATCAAAACATCGATGGATAATTTGATATCGGCTCATAACACACAATTTGCTAGTATAACCACTCACGATTTTTCATTTAGTGGGACAGCGGATAATTCATATACAATACCAACAAGTTATGTCACGACACTCAATGCTTTTCTTGATTCAGGGACAGGTGAATTGCCATCGTATCGAAACGTAATCAAACGAAGAATAACAGAAATATCAAATCGTATAGGATACGTAAATAGTAAAGACGTTGCAGGAGGTGGAACAACATCAAGTCCTGCAAAATCTGTCTCTGGTACAAATCAAGGTTTTCAAGGATATTCATTTAATAATGGGAACGGATATGCAAACACAATTTATTCACACGCAAACTTTCTTGCAGGAAAGAAGATAAAACTATTTGAGAAAATCATTACTGCAATAAATGATGTTCAATCACTTTATGATCAAGTAAAATCAAAAAGATCGGAGTATTTTGAGTTCAACCAGTAAGAAAGAAGATACAACAGATTGGCAAAAATGGGGTGATGGAGTAACAAATCCAGACCTCAAGAAATATATTGAATTATTAATTCAGTATAATAATCAAACCAAAGAAATTTTAGAGGACACAAAAGAGTGGCTACTTACGAATGGGAATCGGTCACGCTAGGACAAAACGCAGAGATTCAAAAAATTGTCTCCGCTGCTGCTCAAGCGTCATCTCTTCTTAATACAAATATAGGACTTGCAAAAACTGGTTTACAACTCGCACAGGCATTTCTTCTTGGTGTTTTAAGTCCAAAAATTCTTATTCTAAACGCAATCGCAGATGAAATTGATAATTTTGTCGCTGATTTTCGTAACACTGGTTTTTTTATCTTAGAGGTCACTCCCACAGGAAAAGAGTTAATTCCAAAAGATGCAGATGGAAATCCAATTGCATTACTTGTAAGTAGTGTTGGGGTTGCAAGTAGTTATGCATTATCTGCATCAGTTGGTCAAACAGCAGAATTTTTACAATGGACTGTGAACACACTTGGAATTGAAAACTATGAAGTAACTGGTGCTCCCAATGAATTTTATAGTGTAAATGTAGGAAAAGCTCTTCCATTATCTGCAAGAACAGAAAATGCAAATGATGATACTCTTGCAACAAAAGACCCTTTATTTGGAATCTATAAGTTTACTCCTTCACAAGTAATCGCACAAACAATAGCTGCGATGGATGACCAATTAGATGAAAGAAGACCTATTTTTTCTTCAAGTGCAGAGGTTGGTGCAATTATGATTATTGTTGCATATAAAGATTTGTCTGTTAATTTACCAAACATAAAAACCGCTGTTAACGCATTAGTTTCTTTTTTTGGTGGAGAAAATGGATTATTCACGAAAGGATTTCAAAAAGCAGCAAACATTATTGGATCAATAGATGATGCTGTAAATGGAATAAATGATATTGACGTTACTCTAACAGTAGAACAGATAAGTGGTGTTCTTGGAACAGATGATGATGATGTTGCTGAAGAAGATAGAAATTTTGTTGATTCTTTTGAAGTAAATGATTTTGTTGTCGGACCAAGAGTAAAATTTGGTGCAAGAGCAATTGGGTATGTCAAGAAAGCCTCAGATCCAGAAACTCCAAACACAAATGAAATTTATCAAAAACAAGAGTTAGTGATAACTCCTGCATCTCGATTAGACAAAATAGCATTTGAAAGTTTGGGTGCTGGTGCGACATTGCAATTGGGTCATTATGAAAAGAAACAAAGAACTTATATTGATGAGAACACAGGAAAACCAATAACAGGTCAGGATTATAATAATTATAAACTTTTAGAAGAGTTATCTAATGATCCTGTTAATATTCAAGATGAAGATGCCTTAGGTGAATCACAAGAAGCGGTTACTAAAGTAGAGAGAAAAGAAGGTGACCCATTTTTTACGAAAGTGAAAACTGAGGACGTAACACAAAATTATAATAATAAATTACTCAAGAAAACAGTCGTTGGTAAGATAGAAACTCCTAAGACACAAAAAGCACCACCACCAAATTTCAAGGCTGCAAAATTAGAAGATTTGATCGGAGATTTTAGTACCTTCTATAGTGCAATCGCTACACTTACTGGTACTTTAAGAAATATTGCTGGTAATTCTTCAACTGAACTGGATAAATTTATTAAATATCTTGATTCAAAGATAGAGGAACTTGATGAATTGAATGATTCCTTGCAGAAGATATTGAAATTATTTACAGATGGAATACCAAAGGGCGGTGTTTATGTTCTCACAGTTCCACCAACTGTAGGAGGAAATGATCTTATAAAATCTGCATTAAGTAGTGCATCTAATAGACCACCAGATGATTTAGATTTTGCAGTTGGATTCTTTATGATGGGTGGTGGTCCAAGTATGAAAGTTCTCAATGGTCTGCTCAATTCTGTTTGAGTATAATAAATAATAATACTATGTCTATATCAACAAGAACATACAAAGACCTTGCATTTTCGATGTTTTCAAATCCAATGAACGGAGACATCGGAAAATCAACTGGTGCAACAGCTGTTAAACGTGCAATCGTTGGAATACTCAAGACGAACTTCAATGAAAGAGTATTTCAACCAGAGTTTGGTTCTAATATACGAGCATTATTATTTGAACCAATGAATCCAATCACAGAACAACGCATGAAAACAGAGGTTGAAGAAGCAGTGAAGAGACACGAACCAAGGGCTCAAGTAATTGGTGTAACTGTAGAAGCACAAGAGGATCAGAATCGTTACATGGTCAAGGTTCTTTTCAATCTTTCATCAGAAGCAGAACCACAAGAATTAGAAACCTATTTTGAACGAGTATAATGGCAGAAATCACGAAACTTAATATTACAGAATTAGATTTTGATGCTATTAAAGGCAATTTAAAAGATTACTTTGCATCTCAAAGTGAATTTTCTGACCATGACTTTGAAGGGTCTGCAATTTCAGTGATGTTAGATGTTTTATCTTACAATACCTACTACAATGGTTATTATATCAATATGCTTGCAAGTGAGGCATTTCTTGATTCTGCACAGTTAAGAGATTCAGTTGTCGCAAAAGCCTCGATGTTGGGTTATACACCAAGGTCTTCAAGAGGTGCAAAAGCAAATGTTGCGATTACAGTAACACCAGGCGATTCTCCTGCGACCATCACTATTGACAAGAACACACAATTTACCTCAACTGTCAATGGAACATCATACATCTTCTGCACATCAAACTCTCATACAATCACACCAGCAAATGGAGTTTACACTGCATCGGGAGTGGAGTTAACACAAGGAGTACCAGTAACATTTAGATACACAGCGAATACTGCAAACACAGAACAAAAATTTCTACTTCCAAACGAAAATACAGATACGGACACTTTAACAGTTACAATACAAGAATCGGCGACTGATACAAACACAGCAGTTTATACATTAGCGACAGATATAACAACAGTTAACTCCACTTCTAACGTCTATTTCTTATCTGAAGACACAAGTGGTCAGTTTGAGGTTGAGTTTGGAGATGGTGTTTTGGGAAGAAAACCAATCACAGGTAATATCATACTTCTTTCTGGTCTTGTGACAGAGGGTGCAGATGTAAATGGTGCAAATACATTTTCTGCATCTGGCACAGTGGGTGGATACTCTACAGTTTCGGTTGCAACATCAAATGCAGCTGCTGGTGGATTGAACAGAGAGACAGTCGAAAGTATTAAGTTCAATGCACCAAAAACTTTCGAGACACAAAATCGTGCAGTTACAACTGATGACTATAAGTCAATTGTAGAAAGAGAGGTTTCTGGACTCGACAGTGTTTCAGTTTGGGGTGGACAAGACAATGAAACTCCAGCATTTGGAAAAGTTTTTATTTCCGCAAAACCGGCGGGTGCAACATCTCTTTCAACTTCTCAGATCGCATTGATTAAATCAGCAGTTTCAAGTTACAATGTAATGTCAATTACACCAGAGGTTGTGGACCCAGACATCATAGATTTGATTATGAGTGTGACTGTAAAGTACGACTCACGATTAACAACACTTTCTTCAGGTGCCATTGCAGAGAAAGTGGTAACCACAATAAACGATTACAAAGATCAAAATTTACTCAAGTTTGGTTCTATTTTTAGATATTCAACATTGTCAACACGAATTGATAATACTGATACATCGATTGTTAATAACTTAACGACAATTACTGCAAAGAAGGGCATAGTTCCTTCAACAACCGCAAACAATACTTATACTATAAGTTTTAACAATCCAATTTTTAGTGAATCGACAACTTACGAAGGTGCAGTAGTATCATCTGCATTTTCTTTTACTGATGCAGCTGGTAACACTTACAATTCTGCTTTTTTTGATGATGTAAACGGAACTATGAGGATTTACTATCTGTCTGGTTCAACAAAAGTTCTACTTTCAAACAATGCAGGAACAGTAACTTATTCCAATGGTCACATTTCATTGTCATCATTTAGACCAAACTCATTTACTGGTTCAGAACTTGAGTTTACGATTAAACCATCGGTAAATGATTTGATACCAATAAGAAACCAGTTATTTGATATTGCAAATACAAATATTACTGTCACAATGCAAGATGATGCTGGAACAGGAACAACTGTAACATCCACAAGTGCAACTGGTACTGTTTCGTCAACCACAACTGGAACCACATCTGGTACATTGAGTACAACCTACTGATAGAGAATCATGTCTGCAAAAGTCACTGCAAAAGCTGTTTCACAAGTATCGGAACAACTTCCCTCTTTTATAGGTGAGGATTTTCCTCTCTACGAAAAATTTGTCAAAAACTATTTTGAGTTTCTTGAGACAATTGTTGTTCCATATGAAATTGTAACAGGTTATGAAAATGCATTTACTTTTACAGTAGGTGAAACAGTAACAGGTCAAACATCTGGTGCAACTGCTGTCGTAAAAGGAACGGGTGCTAACTCTGGTCTGAATAAACTTTTCTTAGAACCTACGAATACACTTGACTTTGCAGCTGAGGAAACTATAATTGGTAGTACTTCTTCTGCATATGGAAGTGTTACATCTGTTACACGAAATCCTGTCAACGCATTAAAACTCTTCACTACGTTAATAGACCCATCACAAACCTCTGATGGTGTTCTTGAGTTCTTCAAGAAAGAGTTTTATCCAAATATTCGTCAATCATCCACAACTGACCTAAGAAAGTTTATACAACACCTAAAAGATTTTTATCGGTCAAAGGGAAGTGAGAATTCTTTTAGAACATTGTTTCGTATTCTTTACGGACAGGAAAACGTAGATTTTTACTTTCCAAAAACTGACCTTCTTAAAGTATCAGATGGTAAATGGTCACAAGACGTAGTTGTTCAGTTAATCTATGATGCAACTTATCTATCTTTTAATGGTCTTACAATTACTGGTGGTTCATCTGAATCTACAGCGTTTGTATCAAATGTTACTGACAGAAAACTTGGTACAATTCCAATTATCGAACTCGTTCTCACAGATGCGAGTGGAACTTTTACTCTTGGTGAAACGATTACTGCAACAACGGCTGCAGGAACAGTTATCTCTGCTACAATCACAGGACAGTTGACAGACATTACAATCAATGATGGTGGTGCAGGGTATAATAATGCTGATGAAATAACAATTACAGATTCGACACTTCAGGGTTTTGGTGCTGTTGCCACAGTTGCAAACACATCTGGTGATGAAGTCACCATTATGACATCGACAAATGATGGTAATGGATATGAAGTAAATGATACGTTCACCTTTGACAACACAGGAACAAATGCAGATGTAACAGCAGAAGCAAAAGTCACTCAACTGAGAGATACTTATAATCTTAGTGTAATTACATCCCAACTATTATCTGCTGTAGAAACAATCTCATTTAATTTAGCAGGTGCATCTACAGCGTTACCTTTTAACGTTGCAGTTCAAGCAGGATTTCTTGTTGCAAATGATTCGACTTATGCAAGTGCAACAAAAGCAGGTGAGGTTATCTCAATCACAAATTCTGAGATAAGAGTTTATGACCGAGCAAATGAGGCGCCTGGAGCGCAATATACGGACTCTGGTCAAACCGCAGCCATTCCAAAAGAATATACTGCATTTGCAAACGGAGACACACTTTTTCTATTCGATGAAAACGAATCTCCAATCACAGGCGCTTTGTCAGTGACAATTGATGATGCATCATTCACAACTGTAACTACTGACATTTCTCTTAATGGTTCTTTTGGTTCTGATTTCAATAACGCAGCGATTGGTTCATCTATTCAAGATGCAATGACATTCGACACTAAGACATTTGGTAGAATCAATGCAGTTTCAATCACATCTCATGGAAGTGGTTATGAATCAGTTCCAACTGTAAGTATCACAAATGATTATTATGAAGACCTTTTTGAACCAGATACAGATTATGGTGGACTTAAAGGAAAAAATGCAGCCTTTACAATAGGAACACTTGGTGGAGAAATTACTGAAATTACAATTAGTGAAGGAGGTTTTGGTTACATCACAGATCCAACTGTAACTGCGACAACAAACTCTTCTTCATCTGGTTCCGTTTCGGCAAACCTTTCACCAGTATTGACTGCAACAAGAACAAAAACGGGTGTGTTTACTGATGACTCAGGAAAACCAAGTTCTCAGAAGAAAATACAAGATAATGATTACTATCAAGATTTTTCATATGTAATTCAAACATCCGATTCTATTGACGTATGGAAACAAGACGTTCTGAAATTATTACATCCAGCTGGATTGAAACTTTTTGGTGAAGTTGCGATTGCGACATTGTTAAATGCAGAAATGTTTGATAGGGGATTGAATAATATCAATTCGACACTTGACAATGGTCTTACACAATATCGTGAATTATCATTTCAGTTGATATCGGAAGTTCTCAATAATCTTTATGTGACTGCTGAAGTTGAACTTGCAAAAGAAGTTCAAATGGATATCTTTTTGCAGACACTTGTTCAATCAACTGCAAGTATCATTGAATATCTACAAACAGTTCTATCAACAAATGGATTTCCAGCAGAGTTCTTTTCTTTACTGTCTGTTAAAAATATAACCTCTATCACAAATGACCCAGCACTTCATTTAGAAACTGCAACTGAAGCTGATGGTGGTGTTCTTCTGCTAGAGGACAATAATCAATTACTAGCAGAACAACCAGTGACAAAGGTCGTGACATCTGACCCACACTTCTTCCATGAAAATGATGAAATTTTCTTAGATGACTTTACTGGAAGCACAATTCTAATCGATAGTTCAGATGGAACATCGGATGCTGGTGATAATTTATTACTAGAAGATAGTTCCAATATTCTAAATGAAAGTTCAAATACAGATGCTATAAATGGTAAACTTTTCTCTGTACAAGATGTAGACATAGAAAACTCATCATTAATACTAGAGGATGGTAATTTTCTATTATCAGAGTCAAATGATGACCACATATTGACAGAGGATGTTGCAAAATTTACACTTAAAGATCCAATCTCTCTAACAGATTATGGCACCTTAGATTTTGATTCAGATGATGTTGATTCATCTGATTTGACAATTTCAACTCAAGGAAAAGTATATAGACCAAGTAAAACTGCATCATCTGGATTACCTATTGAGTTGTTAGGTAGAGAGTTTATTGGAGAATATGTTGACAATCAAATTGATCATTATCAATTTCATCATTTTACTGATGATTTATCATCTATAGTTGCAGACGATACTCTAATATTTCAAGAACGTAGAATTGCAATTGAATCTAATATACTGTTAGAGGATGGGGATGATTTATTGCTTGAAGATGGAGTACCAACTACTTCAGGAACTTATAGTGGAACAACTTCTGGTTTAGGAATTGTACTAATAGATGCAGGAATCTTATTACAAGATTCAGGTGGATATGCAGATATTATGTTGACAGAAGCACAATCAAAAGTAGTGATGGGTTCCTACCTTGAAGATGAATCAGATTCTTCCTCTGGTGAAGACAATATTCTTTTAGAAGACAATGGTAAAATAGAAATGGAAGATTCTGTATTTAGAAAAGGTGTTCTATATTTCGATCAGCCATTTGATTACAAAGCACAACCGCATGAAAATAATAACGGATTTGGATATTTCAAACACAGAGTTGACCAAAGAGTTTCCGTATAAATATATCAGAATAAACTTTAGGAGAAAAAAGTGGCCGCACTAGTAACACAAAATTTTAGAGTTCACAACGCAAAGCAGTTTCGTGAAATGTTTGACGAAACTGAACTTTTTGGAGGAACTTCAGTAACGGATGCACAAGGATTGTTGAATACAAATGTGTATCTTTTCATCGGTAAATCAGATGCATGGTCTGGTTCTTATAGTGATACAAACGTACCTAACCCTGCAACTGCTACAAACCCTTCATCAGATACAACAGCAAATACATCTTACACTCACTGGAAGGACATGATTGCGGCCAAGAAAGTTGCTTCCTCTGATGTAAGTCACGTTGTCACCAGACACAATTGGACTTCTGGTAGACATTACTCAATGTACGACCATACAGAAACAATGACAAATCTCCTAGCTGAAAGAACAGGACAAACTATCAGTTCTGGAACAGGAACTTTGTATCCAATGTATGTGATGAACACTAACTTTAATGTTTACAAATGTCTATTCAATAATAAGTCGGAAGCAGGAGTTCCACAACCATCAACAACGGAACCAACTGCAACAACCACAACCGCAGGAGCTCCTGCAGCACTTGCAGATGGATACATATGGAAGTATATGTATTCTGTCTCCGCCGCTGATGCTCTAAAATTTGTGACATCTGGTTATATTCCTGTTAAACAACTCCGTGATGCAAATGCACTTGGAAACACAGGAACCGCAGGAGGACTTGGTTCTTCTGGAACAAAAAACGATGGTTCAGATCAAGCAACAATCGAATTTAATGCAGTAGATGGTGCATTAGATGTATTTGTAATTTCTAATGATGGTGCAAATTATCACTTTGAAAATAATATTTCAATTGCATCGGGAACAGGAACAACTCTTGTCCTTTCATCTCCAACTTTAACAGATGATGACAAATATAATAACTCTTCGGTTTACTTCACTTATAGTGGATCATCATACGTGAGAAAAGTTACAGACAGTTCTTATAATTCAGGAACTTCTCAAGCGACTCTCACTCTTGACTCTACTTTAGGAGTTACACTTTCTGGAACAATCACTGCTAACGTAGCACCTTTTGCACAGATTATCGGTGACGGGCACGGACAAGAAATTGTATTGACAGCAAACAGTTCTGCTGCTAATTCAGTTGGTGGTGTGACAGTAGTAAACTCAGGAAATAGTTTTACAACTGCAACTTTGAATGTTCTTCAACAAGGGACAGGTGCAGGAGCAAGTGCAGCCGTAACACCTATCATTCCACCAAAGGGCGGTCATGGATATGACCCTGTTACAGAATTGGGTGGATATTTTATTATGATTAACTCAAAATTGACTCAAGATGAATCTGGAGCATTTACCACAACAAATGATTTTCGTAAGATTGGATTGTTGACAGATCCCAATTCTGATGGTGCATTTACAAAATATACAGCTGCAACTGCAACTCAATCTAAAACATTTACTTTCACATCAAATACTGCCGCTATTAGTGGAGATATTACTCTGTCACAAAATAGTGTTGGTGCAAATGGTGCAACCGCTTACGTAGTGGATGTAAATGCATCTGCAAGTACGATCAGAGTTATTGACGTTACAAATGGTGCAAATGCAAGTGCAGGATATGATGGAAAGCCAGGTTCTTTTCAATGCACAACCTCTAATTCAGCGAGTGGATTTACTGGTGTAAATAATACTACTGCAACTTTTACCTACACAGGTGGGTCAGCTGTATTGACAAATGTCGCAAATGGTTCAATGCAAATTGGTTCAGGTGACATTATTTACATAGAGAATCGTGCTCCAGTTGCAAGAGCATCTGACCAAACAGAAGATATTAAACTTATCATAGAATTTTAAAATAAATGGCAAATGTAACTACAGATTTCAACGTAAATCCTTATTATGATGATTTCGATGAGGATAAGGGATTTTTACGAGTTCTTTTCCGCCCAGGATTTGCAGTCCAAGGAAGAGAACTAACACAACTTCAAACTATTCTCCAAAATCAAGTTGCAAGATTTGGAGATCATATGTTCAAGGATGGTTCAAAAGTCCTTGGAGGTGAAGTTACTCTTGACACAGAAGTTCAGTTTCTAAAACTTTCCACATCAGATACCGCAAGTACATTTGCTTCAGGAATCATTAATGACAATAGTTCTACAGTAGGTGCAGGAACTACACGAGCGCAAGTCATCTCTGCAATCAACTCTGTTGGTTCAGATGCACCAACTCTTATTCTCAAGTATCTCTCAGGTACAGCATTTTCAGCTGGTTCAACAGTTTATCTTGAAGGTACAACAACGACTGCAACTGTAGCCGCAACGAGTGCAACAGGTGATGCATCGATTGTAAGTATCAATCGTGGTGTGTATTTCACAGGTGGTTTTTTCACATTAGTATTACCTCAAACTCTCGTTCTCGAAAAGTACAACAATACACCAACTTATCGTATTGGATTAACAACGACTGAAGCGATTATAGATAGTGCTTCTGACACATCTTTGTTAGATCCTGCATCTGGAACAACAAATGCAAATGCTCCAGGCGCAAATCGTTTTAAAGTTACACTTACTCTTGCAAAGAAAGAAACATCTTCAACTGATCCTGTAGCTGCAAATGCAGATGCAAACTTCATAGAGTTGATGAGAGTCGAGAGTGGTGTTCCTACAAAACACGTAAAGTATCCGATCTATGGTGAAATTGAAAAAACACTCGCAAGAAGAACTTTTGATGAGTCAGGTGATTATACAATCAAACCATTTCCAATTCAAGTTATCGACCATCAAGGAGCTACTGGAACAACACTTGCATCGTCTGATACAACAATTACTGGTGTTCTCACAGATTTTGAAAACGATTTTGCAGTTGGTGATAATATTCGTTTATCTTCTGGAACTGCGACAGCAAATGTTACATCGATTACAAATTCGACCTCAATGGTTGTCAACACAGCATTAGGTAATGGAACTTCACAGACATTATTTAACAATGAACGTATTTCTGCTGCTCTTGAACCAGGCAAAGCATATGTAAAAGGTTATGAATATGAAAGTATTGGTGTAGAATACGTAGATGTCAAAAAAGGTAGAGGAACAACTACAACTACAAGTTTACCTATCAACCCAAATATGGGAAATAATTTGAAGGTAACGAACTTTGATTTCGGTACGTCTTTAGGTAGTGAAGCGGTTTTTAATCCAGAGGTATTAACCACGACTTTTGATTTACACTCTGTAACATCTAACAACATCACTCAAACAAGTGCAAATACTTACAACTCAACCAAAATTGGTACAACAAAAATAAGACAGATTGACTACGTTTCTGGTGATTTTGCAAACGTAGCCGTAAGTAATACTGCAATATTTGATGCGTATATTTTCGATACACAGTTTGCACCAATAACAATGAATGTTGGAACACCATACACTTCAGGTTCAACTGATATCACTTTGGAAAGAGCCAAAAGTACAACAGTCGCAGATGCTTACAATGGTGCAAAAATTACTCTGGGTTCAGAAACAAGAGAAATTACAGATTATGCAGAATCTTTTTCCGTAGGACTTGAAGATGGTCTTGGAAGTATTGTTTTAGACAGCACAGATGGAGTTTTAGATGCTGACGATGACGTATTGTTAGAATTTGGTGGTGCGACACTCAACTTGTCATTCTCAACAAGTGCAGACATTTCAAATACAGTAACACTTAACTTCTCAACAAGAGAGATAGAAGCACTTGCAATTGCTAACTCTACCAACGGAATCGCAAATACTCCTTCAATGGATATTGACTTGTCAAGTAAAGTCAATGTAAATGATAGAGCAAGTAATACAACCCTTTTTGATACTGATTTGAACTCATTGGTTTTTCCCATTGGAATCGATAATGTAAAAAGTTTGAATAACGAAGCACTGACATTTCAAGCAAAAAAAGTTATTGATGCAACATTTTCTGGTTCAGGTCCAACTGCAACAATTACTGCACCTTCTAACTTTACTTTTGAGACAGAAGGTAAATCATCTGGAACACTTGAGTCACCAAAAGCAAATTATCTTGTGTACGCAACAAACTCAGCTGTATCTCTAGCAAACTCTGCTGGTTCAATCACAACTGGAACAAATTTTATTGCAGCTGGTGAGATAGTTGACGTAACTATCGGAGTCAACTCTGGAACATCACTTACACTTACTCCAACTAGAAATGGTAATACGTTTACCGCAGGGTCTTTTACTGCAAAGGTATATGCAACTGTAGATACAACTGCACAAAACGAAAAGACAAAAACATTAAGAAGTGCAACTGTCCCTGCTGCTGGTGCGAACATAGAGGATGCAGCCTCTACACTTACAATAAGTGGAGATACAAATACAACAGATCGTCTTGCAAATGGACAATTTTTGATTGCACCATTTACTGGAACACAGTCATTACTTGTCTCTGATATTTTTCAGATAAACTCAATTATCGAAGCAGTTGCAGCAGACGGAACCGCTGCATCAACACAATTTACCTCGGCACTTTTGACCGCCGCTGTTGGTAATACCGCACACGTAAACAATATTACTTCACGTTATATTTTCAATAACGGACAGAAAGATAACTTTTTAGATCATGGTTCTATCACTTTGAAGGCAGGACAAACAAAACCAGCGAACACTATATTTGTTCTTTTTGATTATTTTGAACATTCAACAAACGATGGTTTTGCAAGTGTAGAATCTTATACTGGTATAACTTACGAACAAATTCCAGCATTTGTTTCACCAATAACTGGTGTAAGAAAAGAACTCAGAGATTCTATTGACTTCAGACCAATCAAATCAATAGGTTCAGCTGGAACTTTACAAGCAAACGACAAGATACCAGATGCGGATGTAAATATAACAGCAAATGTTGTATCGTATCTTGGAAGAAAAGATAAACTTACTCTTACAAAAGACAGAGTATTTAGTGTTATAGAGGGTGTATCATCTGAAGAACCTATTCTTCCAGCAGATGATGAAGATGCAATGACACTTTACAATCTTGACATTCCACCTTACACTTTCAATGCAAGTGATGTAGACACACAATACATTGACAATCGCAGATTTACAATGAGAGACATTGGTAAGATTGAAAAACGTGTTGACTCACTTGAATACTATACCGCATTGAGTTTGTTAGAAAAAGAAGCATCTGACCTTTCAATCAAGGATGGTGCAACTGGAACAGAGAGATTTAAGAATGGTATTCTTGTTGATTCTTTTAATGGACATAATATTGGAGATGTATCAAACGCAGATTTTGAAGCCGCAATTGATTTTGAGATGAAAGAGTTACGACCTTCTTACTACGCTGATTCATTTAAGTTTTCACATGACTCAACTGGTTCAAGTGCAAACACAACCAAGACAGGTGATTTGGTTACACTCAACTATTCATCTTCAAATCTTGTTGTGCAACCTCTTGCAAGTAACACAGAAAACTTGAATCCATATGGAACGAATCAACTCAACGGACAGTTGTCTCTTTCACCAGCAAGTGATGTTTGGTTTTCTGAAACAGGAAGACCTTTGGTTCTCATCAACCTAGAAGGATTGAACGATCATTGGGTGCAAGGTAATGGAAATGGTTTTGGAAAACAATGGGATGATTGGAGTTTTACTTGGAGTGGTTCACAGGTCAATGATGATAATTTGATTAAGACAAGAAAAACATCTGCTACTTCTAATACCATCTCTCGTTTTGCAAATGTAACAGGAAAGAATAAAACACGAACAGGTATTGTTTCCACAAAACCACCAGAGACAATCAAAAGATCAATCGGAAATAGAACAGTAAGTGTTTCTATTGTTCCATTCATACGAGCACAAAAAGTTCAGTTTGTTGCAAAGGGTATCAAACCAAATGCGACCTTTTTCCCATTTTTTGATAATCAATCTGTTACTGGAAATACAAAACCCGCTTATGCGTTGACTTTTACTGCAAACACTTCTTCTGCTAATTCTGGTGTTTTTAATACGAACACAGGTGAACAGGTAACAATTACGCAGACAAACAACAATGGTTCTGTAAACGTAAATGCAACTGCAAAGGCATTGTATCAAAATTCATCAACTGTACTTATTTCTGATATAACTCAAGAAGTAACTTTGTCAGTAGCTCCTTCTGGATTGACAATTGGAGAAACAATTACACTTACTGATGGAACTGATACTGTCACATCAACACTTCAAGCGTTTAATAATACAAACAAAACTCTTACAGTCAATAGTATCTCTGGAACGATCACAACCGCAATGAATGCTATTACTGGTTCAACAACTGGAACTATTTCTGGTACAGTTGCACACGCTGGAGCGTTTACAACTGGTGAGGTATTTACTGGAACTGGTTCTGCAAAAGCAAATGGTAATATTTCAGCGGTAGGTTCAGCTGTTCCTGCATTCGGTGGAACATTAACTGCTGATAAAAATGGAGTTGTCGCAGGAGAATTGACAATACCAACAGACACATATCGTGTTGGTGAAAGATTGTTTCGATTGACAGATAATTCAACGGATACTGTAGCAAGTACAGAGTCAGTTGCAGAAAAAATCTTTAGAGTTCAAGGACTTTTGGAATCACGAACTGGTAGAATTTCATCAACAAGACCTCTAGAACCAAAACGTGAAAACGTCAAAGAAAAGAACGTTACTCAGGATACGATCAATCGTATCTCAACATCTACGAACTGGATTAATCCACTTTCACAAACTTTTATTGTAGACAGAAATCTTCATGAGAACGGAGTATATGTCAGTAGTATAGATGTCTTCTTTTCTTCCGTTGATACTATTTTACCTGTCACATTACAAATAAGACCAGTAATAAATGAGGCACCAAGTTCTTCACAGATCATACCTTTTTCTGAAACAACAGTCAATGCCTCTGATGTGAATGTAAGTGCAACTGCACCTAACGTTGCAACATCATCTACATTTACTAGATTCACGTTTGACTCACCAGTTTACCTTTTTCCAGATGAGTATGCAATTGTTCTAACTTCACCATCTGAAAATTATTCAGTACACGTTGCAAATCTTGGTGAGACAGTAAGAAACACAACTGACACAAAAGTTTCACAACAACCTTTCGTTGCATCTTTCTACGAGCCTCAAAACTCATCAATCTGGCAACCAAACGTTGAAAAACAAATGATGTTTAGAGTTAATCGTTGTAATTTTGATACTGGAACTCATGCTGTATTTCTTTCACTCGAAGCAAATCCACTTTCTGGAAATACTTCAGGTGTGAATTATGACGTATTCAAGTTATCGACAAGTGAACTGACATTCTCAAATACGGCAATTGCGTATTCATTCAAAGGAATCGATGAATCAAAAACAGTAAACAGTGATTCATCAAGAACATCTCAAATTGATTCTGCGTTTACAAGTTTTTCTGCAAATCGCAATATCACACTTGGGACACAGAAAAAAGTTGTTGCACCAATAAGTTCAACTGGACAAGTAACTTTTGCAGCCAACAATTATTATCTACGTGCATTATTTACATCGAATGATTCAAAGATTTCTCCTGCAATTGATATGTCACGTATCAACTTGATTGTAGTAGAAAATGAAATCAATCGTGGTTCAATTGCAAATAGTGACATAGTGGTTACAAATAGTGGAACAGGATATTCAAGTGCTCCAACTGTAACAATTTCAGGTGGAGGTGGTTCTGGTGCTACTGCAACTGCAACATTAGATGGAACAACAGTAAGTGGAGTTACAGTAACCGCTGGTGGTTCTGGATATTACGAAACTCCAACACTTGCATTTTCTGGTGGTGGAGGTTCATCCGCAACCGCAACAATTGCTAGTGAACTTGGCGCAAATGGTGGAAACGCAAAAACAAGATATATATCCAGAAGAGTTA